ATCCTCTGATAGAATATACTTGTAAGTCAACTTACTCATTCTATCTTCAGGATTAAGACAAACTTCATCTTTCCAACATTCCAATATTCGTACTGAAAGTAAGTCAACTGGATTTGATAAATCAAATTCTTCTTTGTTCTTACCTAGTTCAACTTGAAATTCTTCAAGAAATGAATTGTCTTTTTTAAAAGTATTTAGATCTTCACCTAAAGCTTCTGCAAGATAATCTTGCTCTTCTCTACTGTGGAAAGGATTCATAAATTGCTTCCGTCCGTTCACATTAATGATAGGCAACACATAAGTATTAGTTGCCTTCCCATACTTAAAATTAGTTTCATGGGAAACGGGATTACCCTTTCTTATTCGCTTAATTGGGGCACAAACCCTAATACCAGAAGGAGGAGTAAAAGAAGCAACTGGTGCTTCCTTTACTGCAGCCTTTCTAGTTTTAGCCTTTGTACTGGTTGTTTTCTTTTCAGTCATTCTTTAAATTATATTTCCTGCAAAGAGCTGATCAAACTAGCAGTCTTCGATGGATCTTTCACCATACCAGAAATGTAGCAAGCTCTGTGCTCTTTCCAACCATCAACACCATTTGACATGATGTTTTTCTCAAGAGATGGAGTAAGTGGGTTACGGAGACCTGGCTCAATACCCATGATATACTCTCCCTCTTTTACTGTTACCTTACGAACATTAGGCTCTCCTTCGAGATCTCCAATGTCAAAGATATCATATCGGTAAGATTCAGCAACACCACCATCTGGGTGCTCAATCTTGTTACGTACTTTATCATCGTACATAGAGTCAGCCTCAATTGATACTGTAATACCATTAGGGCCAGTATACTCTACGAACTGTCCACCATATCCTTTACCCATTTTAACTCCTTTAGAAGCAGCTGCGTAAAGTCGATTCATATCTCGGTTAGGAGTATATAGGTGAACATAATCTTCAAGGGCTTTGTGGAATTGTACCATTCCTCTTTCACCACATCGAAGAACAAACTTCCTGTCGTCAGTTTTTAAACGACCTTCTGATACATCAAGAAGGAGGTTGTTAATTACATCTACAGTAAATTTAGAGTAGTACTCAGTATTTGAAGCTTCCATTTGCTGACGCAAACCAGCACCTTGAACTTGCAAATATCCAGACTTACCATATTGTTTGTATGTACCATCAGCAGATCGGTTAGCAGTTGCAAAAACTAGAGCAAATGCTTTCTCCTGTGCTATGTCCATATCCATTTGATAAGAGGCATATTGAGTCCAAATCTTGAACACATTACCTTTATCATCTTTCATGTAAGTACCCATTGGGCGACCCTTCATGTTTCCAGGGAAAGTGTCTTCCTTACGAATGAAAGTAAATGCATTACGCATTGTGAATGGAGAGGTGTAGTTCACACCAGAACCTTTCTTACTGAGTGTTTGCTCAACAAGAGTCCACTCTTTCGAGAATCTCTTACCAGCTACTAATTCATCATAAGGTACGAATGCTTCACTATCTCCAGTTACTAGTCGTGCTCTATACACATGTAAAGAACCTTCCCTAGTAGGATCTCCTACCAATTGTATAGGATATGCCTCATTTTTGTGACCAACTATAATTTGATCATCGAAGAAATAATCTTCTTCAAATACTAGTTCAAACTCAGTAAATCCAACTCCTGGACGGTCAGTTGCAACAATTGCTGTACCATTAATACGAGCCTCCACAAGTGGTAGGTTCTTCTTAGCAGTACCAATCAATTGCCAAGTATAGTCATCCTCTGTTTCCAATGTCAGAGTATTATCTGCCATATAGGAATCCATAGTCATCCCAAAATTCACATTATGAATCTTAGTTATCAGTTTTGAAGCTTTTTGTGGGCTGCGCTTGTAAATGTTAGCCAAAGTATTTTTGGTTGTCATTCCAGCCCAGCTGATTACTTCAGTCATTTGTAGGGGTGAAAAAGTTTTAGCCATCTTCTTTCTTATTTTATTGTTTTATTTAAATTGCATCTATAAGAGCATCAACATCATCTTGATCAGTAGGAAGTTCTCTATGTCCACCACCATCGAGTGTCTTAGATTCTCCCTTCAATAACTTCTCAAATTTACTAGTTGTCTTAGTTTTTACACTTTGCTCAAGTCCTTTTATATCTGGTTTCCCATTGAAAAATCCTTTGGCAAAGAGGTAATTCAATGCCATCTTATATTCTTTAGGATTTTCAGCAGCAAACTTTTCTACAGCATTTAAGACTTTACCATCTTTAGTCTTAGCAACTGGAGTGATCATTTGCTTATAAATTTTTTGTCCTTCATTCTTAGGTACTTTAACTCCTGGAATTATTTCATGTTCTCCAGATGTAAAAGTTTCCTTAACTTCATTACGGAATGTCTCTTCTTCTTTCTTAGCATTCTCTTTAGCAGTTGCTTCAGCTTCTAATTTAGATTCAAATTCATTCTTTTTGATCTCTTTAAGTTCTGCAACAGCATCTTTTGCTTCTGCATTAAGAGTGCCATTTTGTTTATGAAAAGCTACATAACTAGAAGCTTTTTCATCAGAGAATCCCTTCTGTTTAAACAAGGTTACTACAGCATCTGTAGCTACTTCTTCATTAGACTCAATAACATCATCTGTTACCTTATTTAACTGATCCATAATATAAAGCTGTTGCTTTACTACTGGTTCAGGGATTCCATTCCTAATTGCGTTTAGATAAGTAGTCTGCTCTTCACTAAGATCAGAATATTCTTTATCAGTACGTTTTTCTACGAAGAAGTTCTTAAGATCTTCTGCAGTCTTAATATCTGCTAAGTCTTCAACTGTAGCATCTATAAGACCCTCAGATACTAAATCTTCCGCAAATCCTAATAAAAGACTATCAGGTTTATCATCAGGTTTATCATCAGGTTTATCATCAGACTTATCTTCCTTATCTTCTTTAGTTTCATTCTTAGGAGTCTTGTCTTCTTTAGTATCTCCTTCTTCTTTTTTAGCAGAAACTATTTTACCGTCTACATCAAATAGAACTTCATCCTGTTCAGATGATACTGCTCTATCCTTGGTAATAGCATCTACGTCTTGTAATTTATTATCGCCTTGACGCACAGATGTTCTGCTGGGAATATCTACATCTGTGAAATCATCACTTTCATCAAGGTCGAATGAAGCTACATCTTTTTCAAGATCTGCAGCTTGTTGTTCTTTTTCTTCATCAGATAACTCTGAATCCAAAATGTTTGAAAAATCAAATTCGCTTCCCATAATACTTTTATCAATACAATATTAACTGTAATAAATGATGTTCACAACCCATAAAGAAAATTTCACGGGAAACCTATTACTAAAAATAGGGTAAACTATACCGAAAAGAATTATTTACTAGCTGAAGCAGTAGGTTTATTAGCTTGCTTCCTCTTTATAGCTAACTCTTGTTTCGATTTTTGTTTATCATCATTTATCTTTTTTTCTTTCAAATTAAGATCTCTATTTCTAAATTGAAAGTCATTATCTATTTTTTCTTGGTTTTGTCTTAGTTGTTCTAAACTCACAAAAGTATTAATAGGATCTTGCCCATTATTTTCTTCTTTCATAAGTTTAGCTTGTTCTAAGGCAGCTTCCATATCTATTTTATACTTATCCATATCTAACTCAGAATAGTGTTTCTCCTGCTCCCATTGAATAGTTTGTTGGGCAATTCTCTCCTGAGTTTCATTTTGCTGTTTAGCCATTTCTTGTTCTTGCTCATCTCTGCGTTTTTGAGCATTCTCTATTCTTCTGGTCATATCAGCAATACTATCTGATGTATAAATCTTAGTAAGCTCTCCAAATGTAATTTGTTGTTGTTTAACAAGCTCTTGACTAATAGATTTAAGGGTTTGAAGTAATTCGTACTCTTTACTGTTATTAGAAATAACTAAACCAAGTTCTGCCTGAGAAAAATCATCTGGCATAGCTTCAAATATTTCAGTGAGCATATCCCCCTGAACTATCTGAGCTTTTATAGGATTGTCCTTGAGTGCATGAATTGCTACATCAAGGAACACTTGCATAACTTCTTTCTTAATTAAATCATGTGCCAAAAACCATTTTTCAGTAATGTGACTAGATTGAGTAACTTCTCTTTCTACATTACCTACTGCAGATCTATTATGTATTTGTCCTTGTCTGGCTTGAGACACTCCAGAAATTTCTCCCAATTCAGCTTTAATAAAAGACATCATATCAATATGCTGCTGGATATAAGCAGACATTTCCATATCTATTGTTTGGTTATTTTGCTGCATTTGTCCAGCAATTTTACCCATAGCAGCTCCTTTCTTACCTTCTTTAAAGGCATCATAAACAGCAATATTAAATCCAAATGCGTAGGCTAGATATTTATCCATAGTCCAACCTGTAGGAATTTCATGAAGCGGTAATCTCATAATTTTACCATGTGACTTAGCAATAGCTAATTCTGTACGATACATGAGAATATTATATAGATATTGATAAGGCTTCATTCTGTCCATTAAAGACATTGCCTTGGAAGTATTAATATTAAATGCAAGACCTACGTAACCTGAATGACACAAAGACGGATTTCCTGATTTTCTAAAAGAAGGTCTACGTTGAATTTTAGTAAATATAGCATTACTACCTGCTCCAATCTTAGTACCTTCCCACCATTCTTTAACCCATCTCCATTCTACTTCTTGTCCTAAATCTTCTCTTACTTTAAACTTCTCATCTACTATATCCATCTCTTCATTACCTGTCTCCTCTGAGAAATATTTAAGTATTCCAATCTTTCTGTAAGAGGCCCAAACTACTCTAGTCACAAGAATATTCCCATAGGTATCATAGGCACTTCTTAGACTAGAGGCGTTTGAACTTAAGGTAGGATCAATATGTATACCATCTCCTAAATCAAAGACTGCACCTTTTTGAGATGCTGGTACTATTGCCCCGTCGGGTAAAATTCGTAATTCTGAATCAGGTTGAATTGTGAGTTTTGTATTCTCATTAAATGTAAATCTTCTAGATTCTATTGTATCAATATCACTAGGTTTCAAAGTATCATTGTACTTATCAATTACTTTAGCTGGAGAATAATATCCTTCTTCAACTACTATATCTGCATCTTGTAACCAAGGAGATTCTCCTGTTCTATAAGCTCTTACATTTAAAGGATTTACTTTACGAAGTACAGGTTCTCCTGCTTCTATATCAACACAGTAATTTGATTCTCCACCAATCAATGCATCTAAAAATCCTTCATTAAATTTCTTTTGAAAATTTTGACGATCAGCATAATATTTTAGAATTGCTGTTCCTCTTTTTTCTCTTAGATCTTGGAAGTCATAAGCTAGATAATCTACTAAATCTTGAAGCTCTTCCTTGATTTCCATTTCAGTTTGTTCTTCTCCAGCCTTAACTTTTTGCTGAACAAACTCTCTGATCTTTTGTTTTTTATTCTTATCCTTCTCAGTTACTGCATCTCTATTTAAACTTATGAGTTTCCAATCAAATGGCCTTTTGGCTTCTTCTCCAACTAGGAGATCAATCTTAGGCATTACAATATTGTAGTTTCTCATCTGAGCAGGAAAGGTCATTCCTTTAATACGAAAAGGATTTGTAGTTTGTTCTACATCTCTTTTATCGAGAATATCATTAGCTAAATTGTAGTTTACAATTTTATTACTATATGATTGCCTAATCTTAGGGTGTTCTAAGCTATTTAAATGTATAGCTTTATCTATACATTTTTTTGCCCAAGGTAAATTCTTAGCACCTGAACTTATTTTCTGTTTTGGAAAATCATCTATCATCTTGCAAAATTACTTTAAAAGTTATCTAAGTCAAAATTGTTACTCTTAGATTTGTTGATTTCTTCAAATATATCTATATTTTCTGACTCTCCTGTATAATTCCTCGTGAAGAATGGATCATTAGCTAACTCAGTATTCCCAGAATCCTCGTCTTTCAAGGTATCCACGTATCTTAAATTTTGTTCTCTGAGTATCATCACCATATTCATAGCTGATACTCTGTCGAAGTTTCCATCTTCATTCCAAGCTATAGCTTCTTTTATATATCCTATACTTCTAATTCTTCTTAAATTAGGAACTGGTTTAAGAGCTGATTTAAGTTTTTCAAGATCTTCTTCTATCTCTATCTCTCCAGATCCATCTATCATTACTTGTACTTGTTCTTCTGGAATATCAGTATAAGATAGAGTTTTCATCCAATCTGATTGTAATCTCCTTCCCCACTGATTAATAGCAATAGTAGCATTCGTACCTACTCCTTTATTACCATATAGATTTTGAGCTTTAACAAGCTGCATATCTTTGAGAATCTCAGGAGTTTCACAAAGTAAATAGTCTAATTTATTATTTAAAAACCAAGAGTAAAGTCCTTTTTTATTGTTTTCATAATTCGCTTTAGCATTATAATAAAGACATAGTAATGCACAAGTCTGGTAAAAGTCATTTGCTGTTTCTCTCCTACCCGAATACTCAGCTACAATATTATCTGTGATTAAGTCAAATATAAATATGGATCCAAGTGATGCTCCTTCATCATCATCATAAGTATCTATTCCAGCTATGTATCTACCAGATTGAACTTCTCCATAATTAGTAAATTGTGGATGTTGAAAAATTTCTATACATCCTTTTCTATCTGCCTTATGTTTGACTGGAAATTCTCTAATTGGAATTCTATTAATATCATGATGCAGCTGTACTACTCCATTCTGGTCTAAGAACATTTCACACTCTGAATGCTCTGCAAGAAAACTTCCTATGTTAGGACTTATATCAGCTAAGTAATCTTTCAGTTGTTCTACTGGAAAGAGATTACCTTCCATTCTCATTACTGC